AAGAGGCTCACAGAGGACTACCACGCCATTATAATTGATCCGTGGAGTAGTTTAAAGAAAGACACAGAGAAGGGCAAATACAAGAGCAGCTACGACTACAATTACGATGCTCTGACGGATCTCAGGCAATGGAGAGACAATAAGGGAGTTGCGTTGTATCTTTGTGTACATCCGAACACAGATGCCAAGAGGCGAAGACACAAGGAAGATCATCAGTACGCTGACCAAGTATCTCCACCGAATGCTGCGGATGTAGAGCATGGTGGAATGTTTGAGAACAGGGCGGATGACATGATTGTCGTACATAGGTACAAGCAGGATGCGAATGATTGGAACATCACTAAGATATGGACGGCAAAGATCAAGTCACACATGACCGGAGGCAAAGAGAATCCTATCGAACTACCTATCGAGGGTACGTTTGACGGGAAGAGGTTTCACTTCGGAGGTGTAGATATTTTACAACGGGCAATAAATGACAAATGGGGCAATGACATCGGACAAGAAATTACAGCATATTGACAAGTACATCAATGACAGGATCTACAAGTTATACCACTCAGAAGGGGATAGTAGCTATGCTCGTATGGGAGAGGTAACCATGATCAAGAACTTTATCAGAGAACTAGATGAGAGAGCGAAATGATACACGGCAGTTTATTTAGTGGTATAGGTGGCTTTGATTTAGCTGCCGAATGGATGGGATGGGAGAATGCCTTTCATTGTGAGTGGGAAGAGTTCCCGCGCAAGGTGTTATCTTATCACTTCCCAAATGCAAAAAGTTATGGAGACATCAAAGAAACAGATTTCACTATTTGGAGAGGACGAATCGACACCCTCTCAGGAGGATTTCCCTGTCAGCCATTTTCTCAGGCAGGTAAACGAAAAGGCACGGAGGACGATCGTTACCTCTGGCACGAGATGCTTAGAGCAATTCAAGAGATTTCCCCGCGTTGGATCGTGGGAGAAAACGTTCGCGGACTTGTTAATTGGAACGGGGGAATGGTTTTCGACCAGGTGTGTTCTGACTTGGAAGGTGAAGGGTACAAAGTGTTCCCGCTTCTACTTCCAGCTGCTGCCGTCAGCGCCCCCCACAGACGAGATAGAATCTGGTTCGTGGCTTTTAAAGACGCCGAGCAAAATGGATGGGGAGGTTACTTCGGGCAAGAAGAATCCAAAGAGCGGAGACAGCGGAACACTAGCGCAGGAGATAATGAGCGGGTACGCCCCAACTATGGAGAAATTGGGATTACTCCCGACACCGATGGCGCAAAGCAGACAGACAGATTGGGAGAAAACAGAGAAGAGAAAAGAGAAATACGGGGGGATGAAGAGAGGGATGTACCTAGAGAACTACTTGGCGATGGGGTTACTCCCGACACCGCTTGCATCGGACACGCCCGCGAAGAATACGGGGAAAAGAGCAGAGGATTCGATTCCCAAAAGAATACGGGATTCTGGTTTCAGCACTTCCCAACTCAATCCCCTGTTTGTGGAGGAGATGATGGGATTCCCAGAGAACTGGACTCTATTACCTTTCCTAAGTGGAGAAACGAAAGCATCAAAGCCTACGGAAACGCCATAGTGCCACAAGTAGCATATGAGATATTCAAGACAATAGATAGATATGAGACCACCGTTTGATCCGGAACTATTTGACCTTGGCGAGTGGGAGTTTGATCCCTACAAGGTTCTCCTGGATGCAAAGCTAACGCTTGAGTCTATGGTAGAGGTGCATGAGAAACGTGTACGCAAAGGTTTGGATGTGGGAGACATGAACAGCAAGTTGAGCAAGATGATGGACTTGTATAACTGTTGCACCCGTCTGATTGGGGAAAGAGAAACCATCTCAAATTACATGAGGATTCACAAGCTGAATCTACTAGAAGCAAAAGAAATAACGAATGAATACTATGATAAAAAAGAGCAGAAAATACGAGTGGGTGCTGAGAGCATCGAATGAGTTTTACGGATTTGACATCAGCAAGAGATGTCGGCAAAGAAACTATGTGTACGCGAGACGTATGGTGATGGCATTCATAAAAGAATTTGACACCACTAGCCAATGGATTCAGATTGGTGGGTTATTCAATGTGGATCACTCTACCGTTATACATAACGTACGAATCCACGAGAGCGACGTAGAGTTGGCAAAGACAATGATTGCGTATCAACCCTATTTAACAGAGTATATCCGATTAAAGGATTATCTTTACAAAGCAGATCCCGTTTCAGATGCAGAGCCGTTATTCTCTCCTGAGAGGCTGAAAGGATATGAGTGGTGGATTTGACCACAGACACCTGTGAGAGGACGGATAAGGGACTTTCTACACAAAAAGGTATCAACCTACTACAACGTGAGGAAACACACTAAAATATACTTCTCCTACTTTGGGTATGACGAGAGTGATTTTATACCTTGTGAGTGTTGCTCCAGGAGGGCGGTGGATATTCACCACATCAAACCAAGAGGTATGGGTGGGAGTAAAGAGAGGGATGTGATCGAGAACCTGATGGCTTTATGCCGGAGTTGCCACGAAAAATACGGAGATAAAAAACAGTTCGTGGATTTCTTAAACCTAATTCACTCCCAAAAAATTCATAGGGGGTATAAAACAAAAAATTTATAGGGGCTCCCCAAATATGGGGAGTTTTTATGTGACATAAAGATGACAAATAATTTTTTGTGGTGTCACTTGTTTTGCTTTGCTTTGTGGTAACAAATCGAAACAATATGAACACATTGCAATTCAGAGAGAAGTCATTAGAGTTAATGCAGGAGCATGGCCTCACAGCCAGTGGGTGGAGGTTGTGCATAGATACATCCAAGGGAAGACTTGGTCAATGTAGAGAGTCTTGCCGCGAGATTGGAATTAGTCTTTTCCATATCAAATTACACTCGTGGGAGCAGGTGAGAGATACTGTATTGCACGAGATAGCTCACGCTCTTGTCGGTTGTCACAATCAACATGGCGATATCTGGAGGAGGAAGGCCATTGAGATTGGTTGCACAGGTAACCGCTGCGGTACGTACAGGATGCCTACAGAGCATTACAAATGGGTGGCTACGTGCGGGGACTGCGGCAGGGTATACAGGCGTCATCGATTGATTGCGGGTGTTCGCCGTGGCGCGTGCCCGTGCGGAGAATGGAATGAAATCAGAATTCTGCAATGGCAGGAGGTTAAGAAGGCAAATGTCATAAATAAGGAAAGGAGGGGTGTCAATGGGTAAGCATATGGTAAGCGTCTACTTCGACACTGATGACTATAAGCTAATCAAGGCAGAAGCAGACAAGGAATGCAGGTCGGTGAGTAAACAGGTGATTCATATGTGCTCCGACTGGATGATGGAAAGGTATTTTGATAGTGAGTTGTGATGTGTGGTTTGTTTCATCCATCTCGCCTCGGCCTCAAAAGGGTCGGGGCTGGGGTGGTAGCAGACCCAAAAAAATCATAGGGGTAACTAAACCCAAAAAATCTATAGGGGGTACTTTAATTAAAAAATTCATAGGGGGTCAGCAGCCCCCTTTTTTCGTTGCGTGGTGTCGAAATGACATCACCTATTTTTGATCGTGTCCGGGTTAGCTGCAATTATTTATTGTCTGTATTTCGTGACATAAATATGACATTTGTTTTATTGTGGTGTCAATATGCTGCCTTTATATTTGTGTTAACAAAATAAAAAACAATATGAAAACACTATTTAAAACAACGGATCGAGCTTTAGCGACATGCGCGGCTATTCTTGGTCTTATCTTGACAACATGCGCGGTATTTATGCACTTAACCGATAAACTGTAAAACAATGAAACAACTACTAAAAGAATTCGCGGAAAGGTATTTTGAGCAGATCGAAAAGCGTGACAACTACTCAATGTCAGACAATATGTACTTTTTTCATGACGGGGCGGCAATGATCGCAAAACATGCATACGACCGTCTAAACTGGAAATTAGTATTGAACGGACAAAGTAAAACATTCGCGCCATCTTTAACCGAATTAAAAGAAACAAAATGAAACGACGTAAATTAATTGGCGTATCATCCGCCAAAACACAAAAAGGGGAAAAATTAGGATATTTAACGGGTATATTATATTTGGCGCCGGCGAAAATATCCGGCTTTGAGGTCTGCCCGAATAGATCCAAAGGTTGCACGGCGGCATGTTTGTATGTATCCGGTCGCGGCGCTTTCAATTCGGTACAAACGGCGCGTATTAATAAAACAAAATATTTCCGGGCAAACAATAAAGAATTCATGTACAATCTAGTAAAAGATATTGAGTCACTTATAAGAAAGGCAAAGCGGGAAAACATGACTCCATGCATACGTTTAAACGGTACGTCAGACTTGCCAATTGAGAACTTTAAGTATAGCGGCAAAAGAATTTTAGAGATTTTCCCGGATGTTCAATTCTACGATTACACCAAAAGTCACAAACGTATGACTCAATATTTAAACGGTGGAATGCCGTCTAACTATCAGTTAACTTTCAGCTTATCAGAGGATAATTTATTAAACGCGTTGAACGTGCTTAATTTAGGCGGGAATATTGCAGCTGTTTTCGCTGATCTTGATCAGGCAATTAGCGAAGGTTGGAACGGGTATAAAGTTATCAATGCTGACAAACATGATTTAAGATTTTTAGACGAAAAGAATGTTATTTGTGGGCTATCTTTCAAAGGTAGCAAGGCAAACAAGCAGCAAGGCATCAAAGAAGGTTTCGTACTTAATTAATAATAACATGAAACGAACTACAATAAGAATGTCAAGCGATTTACATAACGAACTATCCAGGATCGCGGCAAACAATCTAAGGTCGCTTAATAGCGAAATTGTGTACGCTTTAACCGAATATACAGAAAAGGAAATTTTAACCGGCTTGAATGAGCTTTAAACACACACAACAACCAAACAAATTAGCCACCTTAACCGGTGGCTTTTTTTATTGCCCTAAATTAAAAGATAAAAGACTCTAACAATATAAGTTAGACTAATCTAACAATACACAACTAGATATGCTACATAGCTAGCAGACCATAGAACAAACGATTATAGCCCTTTAAGAGCCCGATATAGCGACTTTCTCGCCTCGGTTGATACCTACATACCACAAAGGATTAAAGTGGCTTATATGGGCTTATTTGAGGTCATGTAATCCAGGTGAAAGAAATGTCACAGAAATGTCATAAAAGGGGGACCCTGTGTCATCTTTTTGTCAGGGTTGTGGGAAGCGCCACACATATTTTTCTCAATTCTCCCTTAGGGCTTCTTTGATGTATTGTATGTCTGATCCACTTAGGTCGAACCATTCTCCTCTGATTCGTTTGTCTTTGAAGTGTTTGTGTAGTTCTTTTTCTTTGTCTTTGGTTGATGTTTCGTGGAATATGAGTTCTATGGTTGGTTTCTGTGATTGTAGTGTTCTTTCTCTCCTTAGTGGGTTATTGGATCTGCCTATCTTGTAGTATCCGGTGTTCTTGTCTATCATTAGGTAGATTTGCGTTTCGCTCTCCTTCTCTGTTCTTGCCAGGTTTGTTGCCTCCATATCGGATGTGGCGATAAGGTTTAGGTTTTCATCTAGGAGTTCTCCATAAACTGTTGGGTATACCCTGTAGAATCTTTGGCGCACAGGTTGAAATCGCTGACTAAGTACTCGGAAGAATAAGTCACCGTAGCAGTCAAATCTTTCGTGGTAGTAGGCGGGATTGATAATCTTACATATAGTGCCTTTCTTTGGGATGAGCTGCTTGATCTCTTTGATGTGATCTCGACAATAATCAATGCGTTCGTGTTCTATCTTCCGGATTTCGCCTTCGAGGGTCTGTATTCTGTTATCGAAATCTATAAATGCCTGTAAGATGTCCATTATGTTTCCAATTTTTGCTATTTCTCTTTAGGTGGGTTATATGTCTTCGCTATTCTCTCTTTATGACTACCTGTTAAATTCCCTTATCATACCCCCAAGAGATCCTATCCCTATCAAAGAGGCTAGAAACCACTCTACTCCGCTTCCAAATACGTCATACAGGTCGGAAACAAGCCACAATGTAGCTACCATATACAGACCAACCCGATGCCAAGGCTTGAGTGAAATATCCCACTTCTTGCTCATATACCACGTCTTCCAACCCATCTTCTTGTTGAGACGTAGGTTGAAGAATAGGGTACGGAAACTTACTGCGTAGAGGGCTGTAGAGGCTAGTAATTCAAGTCTCGCACCCATCAGTAGGGATAAGTACCCCCACAAGATAATAGCCCACGCAGCGTAGAATATTTCCCCTGTCCGGTGAGAAACCTCGCCCCCCTTCTTCATTGTCTTGGAGTCGATCCAAGTCTCTAGCTCGACTAGTAGCCACAGGAATATGGTGTAGCATACTAGGTATACAATTCCGTTGTTCATGATAACGCCATTAAGATTAATGCCCAAATTGTCAGCCCTAGAATAATCAATAGAGCTATTTCCTTGTTGTTTCTTCTGTTACTCATAGTCCTTCGTTTATTTGTCGGATTCGCTCCTGACATACGTGTATGATTTTCTCGTAGTCCTCTTTGCGCGATTGAGACTTCTTATTCCTCAATACCCGCTTGACAATATCTGCATCCCAAGGATTCAGTTTGTACTCAAGCCAAATATCCCAAGGTTGTATGCTATGCTCGGAGTAGTCTGAGTCTCCTACGCTGTAGCTGCGAATATCGTCAATAGGTTGTGCTTCTTCTAGTTTCATATCTCTTCGTATTGTTCTCGCTGTCCTCTAATTACCCAGCCACCGATAAAGCCGATTGCTATGAGTATCATGTATGTTGCGAATAGTCCTGTCATAGGTGTTTTTTATAGTAAGTGGATATATCTGTCACAACTTTTGGGATCTGCTCATATACACGCTCTAAAGTAGGTTTAGAGACATCCTGAGGTATCTTTATGACCTCATTCCCAACCCTTAGAGGCTGATATCGGTATGGATTGCCTACTCTACGTATAAATTCTACCCACGAATCCGTTACTTCTATACCCTCTTGTTGCAAAGCTAGTGCATATATCTGACATTGCCAATAATTTTCGTCAGAATATTGCAATTCTTTGTTCTTTCCTCCGGTTTTGTAGTCGATTATCGTGTTATAGTCAGTTGTGTCGATGTATCCCTTCACATAGAAGTCATTATACTCCAACCTAATCTCGACCTCGAAATCATCTAACCTGGTTACAGAACTGAGCGTATTCTGCTCTGAGAGGCTGAAATAAGCAAAATCACCCGTCTCTAGGGCTTCCCCTACCTTTTGACCGAAATCAGTCCATATATTGCCCTCAAACGGCTCTCCGTCTATGTAACGTGCCTTATACTCCTTCGGGCCGCGCTTAAATAACGCAAGTTGGGAGTAGCTAACGTACGGAATGCCGTCTTTGTCTACTTTTGGTAATATCATATCTTTCTTGTAGGTACTCCCACGTAAGTCCCCACCTCTGTAATGTCTTTTACTACAACTGCTCCTGCGCCTATTGTAACATCATCACATATCTTGATGCCCTCTATAATTGCTGCGCCCGTTCCGATATAGCACCTATCTCCAATAGTCACATTCCCTGAGATGTTCGCTCCCGGGGATACGGTCACAAAGTCACCTATCACGCAGTCGTGTCCTACCGTGGCGTTGAGGTTTAGTATAAATCCTTTGCCTATTGAGCAGTTTACCGTCACCACCGATCCAGGACAAGCTATAAACCCATCACCGATGTCATACGATTTGCAGTATCCCCCATAATAACTCTGTAAAATGTATTTTGCGCTTATGCGCTCTCTATGCTTCGGATCACCTATACATACCAAAGCCCATGAGCCATATTTGAGACCGTTCCTATCCTCAGTCAGATGAAGTTGGTTCAACCCACCCATGTACTCGTTGACCTCTCTTGCGAAGCCCCCTTCACCTATTATGTTCATATATTTGGTATTTTGATAGATCCGGGTATTTTATTGTCTTGTTGCTAAAATGCTTTGGAGACCCATCATCATTAAAGCATCCCGACATTAACAACAAGCCCCTAGCTGCAATCTCAGGCATCATGTAGAAATTCCACCCAAGCATATCGAACGTATCCTCGTGGTACGACATTTCTCTTCGTCCACTAAATCGCGCCCTCTTATACCACGCATACGCATCAGGGTCATCCGTTAGGATTGCTCCTCCCTTACCTAGCTTTAGGTGCTTGAACGCCCCGGTGAAGGATAGAATCTGAGTTTCCCCACTAACATACATGCCCCCACTAAACCTAAGGGCGCAATCGCGCACATTGCTGCCACGCAACATGTAACTCCCACTAAGATACGGAGTAGGAATCTTGTCAAATCCCACCTTCAATCCTGCGTGAATAATCTCACACGGCACAGATGGGTAAGTGTGATTTGGAATATATATCGTATCCTGACATTGCCCCATCATCTTAGCGTAAGTCAGGGCTAAGAATATGCCGTTACTATTGTTGTCTACGCACACCACGTATGGTGCGCCCGTAAACCTAGATAACTCACGCTCAAACATCTCTGTTACCTTGTGCGCTCCTTTAGCTGCCATAATTCTCTAATATAGTTAAAAATTCCTTTACACTTACTTTTTGCTGCTCATCAAGCTCATTCAAATAGGGTCTTAATAGGTGTCTCGTTTCTCGGGCGTATTCCACATCATCATCCCCATAAGCTATCCCATATTTATACGCAGGGTGCTGTGACCTAAACTCCTCAGGAGTCATTTCTGTATCTTTAGGAATAACTATAGAGTCGCAACCCATAAGTGCTGCCATTACTGCGTAGTAAGACTCGTTGTCGTAACAATAAAACGCTTTGCTGCGCCCCATTTCGTATAGCATTTCCTCAAAAGACATCAACTCAATCGCTGCTGCATCGTTCGGGTGCTGGTTGTACCTGTCAAAATACCTACAACCCTTATAGACCCCATACAAGGTTCTATCACCCCTATCTTGCAAAACAGGTGGGGTAAATGCCTCTAATCTAAAGTCACATATCGTCAAAGATCCATCATACGGAACAGGGCAATAAAACTGATCTGAATACTTGAACACCAAATCCTCTACACCCCAAGTACCTATATCCCCACCAACAACCCCGGGCGTGTTTAGCACCCAACGAACCACGTTACTAGCATTTAGTGGGTTACCCCTCTCTATCTCCGGGTACACGACCCAATCAGTATCAATAACATTGATTTCACCCTCTTTGCTAGGAGTGATCGCTACAGCCTCACCGCCTACCTCATTTATTAAGGATACCAGCTTGTGTAGGGCTAATATGCCACCACTATTTACGCGGTACGGAGGAGTTTTTACAAGTACTCTCATACGTTTAAATGAGTTACATCATTAACAGCCTTATGTAGTCGGTAGTAATGGAAGACATACAGGTTTTGTATTACTCCCACCTTCCTTCCCGAACTAACCACTTTGTGGTGAAAGTCATTGTCAACACCTAGAATGCCTGACTTAAACCCACCTAGATCAGCCCAAAGCCACTTAGGGAACAGCATAAGCATACCCGATATAGGTCTAGGGGCTTCTTTTACGGATGGTGGATTCATTGCCACTTTGTCTGCCATTTTTTTATGGTATAGTGCGCTTGGGTTTTCATTTAGGTGACCCGCTAGTCTCTGAGATGGCTCGGCTACCCGGTTAGTTAAACAGGTCATAAGAGGGTATTGTCTACCGAATTTATCAATACACTCTTGTAGTATGTCGCCAAAATTAGAGTTAAGCACCATGACGTCTGCATCTATAAAGCAAACCCAATCATTACTCGGAATTAACTCTGCCGCTATGTTGTACGCCTTACCTAAATCGCCCTTGTAGTATGGAGTTAAGAAGTGGATCATATCCCAATTCGGTCTAGGATTTCTTGCTTGGCTTTCTCGAACCGCATAATGTACTCTGCCAAGTCCACTTCCCCGTCCAGGTGGACAGATTTTAGCTTACAGATACGCATTACTGCCGAACTGAGCTTAGAATGGTATGTG